TGGTACATAGGTAATTCACCTAACCATGAGATTATGTCAGTTTCCCATAGTGACCAATTGTCATCAGACTTTGGACGTAGCGTCAGGGATATTGTGAACGCTGAAGACTTTCAAAGAATATTTAAAGGTGTTAATCTTAGGGCAGACGTTAGGGCAGCGGGTAAGTGGAAAACAAATCTTAATGGTTCCTATTACGCTGCGGGTGTAAGATCACAGATCGCAGGTCGTGGTGCACATATTGCAATTCTAGATGACGTAATGTCAGAAGAGGACTCGTTTTCAGAAAGTGGTAGAAAGTATATTAAAGATTGGTATCCCTCTGGTCTACGAACCCGTATCATGCCTAACGGTTCAATTATTATTATCAACACCCGATACCATTATGATGACCTTTGTGGTTGGCTTCTAAAGCAGGAGCTTGACAATGAGTCAATCTATTCCTTGCCGTGGGAAGTAATTAGTATTCCTGCATGGCTAGATGAACCTGCAAGTGAACTACTTGGCCTACCTGTAGGGTCTTCCTACTTTCCTGAATGGAAGCCGGACGAGCTATTGCGTATTGATGAAGAAGAAATTAGAAACAGCAATGGCAGTAAGTATTGGGAAAGTCTTTACATGCAGAACCCCTCACCTGAAGAGGGTGGGCTGATTAAACGTAAGTGGCTGCAGGACTGGCCGTATGGCGACCCGCCTAGCTGTGACTTTGTAATCCAGACTTACGATACTGCTTTCTCAACCAAGACAACGGCAGACTACAGCGTTATCCAGACATGGGGCATTTTTGCCATGCCTGAAGAATATGAGGATGGTACTGAAGACTTTGCGTCCAACCTAATCTTGTTGTCAAACATCAAGGGTAGGTTTGAATATCCTGAGTTGAGAAGACTGGCAAAAGAAATGTATATGAAGTTTATGCCTGATGTATGTATGATTGAAAAAAAGGCAAGTGGGCAATCACTTATTCAGGATATGAGACGGTCAGGGTTGCCAGTTATGGAGTATCTGCCTGATCGTGACAAGACCTCAAGGGTCTATGCTTCAACGCCTATGCTTGAGTCAGGCAGAGTATGGTTACCAGCGGAGAAGGCATGGGCTGAAGATTTGATAGGTGAAGCACTGTCATTTCCTTATGGGCAGCACGATGACCAAGTGGACGCAATGACAATGGCAATCCAGTACGTCAAGGAAAGTTGGAGGTTGACACATCCTGAAGACCCTGACTGGGAAGATGATGTTAATCCACGTAGGCAGAAAAAGGTTGCGTACTGGAGAAGTTAGTAATATAATTTCAATTATTGAATGTGAAGAACCATTTACGGGGAAAGTTTAATGGCTGTAGAAAGAAATCCGTTTGATCGCATTGAGGGTGATAATATCATTGAAATTGGTATTAATCCTGAAAGCACTGAAATCGAAGCAGGTCCAGTTAACATGGAGTTTGCAGATGATGGTGGTGTAGTTATTGAGTTTGGTCCAGATTCAGATGAAGGACCAGATGAAATACCTGAATATGCGATGGACGACGAAGAAGGTTTCTTCAAGAACCTTGTTGACGATCTAGACGAGGACACTCTTGAGGAAATTTCAAATCAGGTACTTGACAACTATGAGGCTGACAAGGAAAGTCGGGCTGAGTGGGAGTCAATGTTTGAACGTGGCTTTGATCTCCTTGGCCTAAAGGTTGAGGAAGCATCTGAACCATTTGAAGGTGCCTGTACTGCGGTCCATCCCCTAATCATTGAATCAGCAGTTAAGTTCCAGTCAAAGGCAACTCAGGAGTTATTCCCTCCTGCTGGTCCTGTCAGAACACAGATCGTAGGTAAGTCAGACGAGCGGCGCGAACAACAGTCGCAGCGTGTTAAGACATTTATGAATTACCAGTTGACTGAGCAGATTCCTGAGTATTTCGATGAAACAGAGCGGATGCTATTTAACCTTCCGCTAATCGGTTCAGCATTTAAAAAGATTTATTTTGATACTACGCTCAATAGGCCAGTCTCTGAGTTTGTGCCTATTGACCAGTTCTTCGTGTCGTACTACGCCACGGACCTGCGACGGGCAGACCGTTATACTCACTTAATCTATCGCAGTCCCATCGAACTCCAACGCTGCATTAACGCAGGAATGTATGCGGAGATCGACCTGCCTACGGCTGCAGTTCCCTCTCAGACCGCAATGGCTGAGAAGATGAATACAATTCTAGGTCTTTCCCCCTCTTCACAGCATGACCCGCAGTACGTTCTTCTTGAACAGCACTGCTATTTAGAATTGCCAACGGAACTTACTGAGGAGGATGACGGTCTCGCCCTACCCTATATCGTAACGATTGAAGAGCAGTCCCGAAAGGTTTTGTCAGTTCGCAGGAACTACAATCCCAACGATCCTGCCAAGCAGAAGAAAATGTTCTTCACTCATTACCGTTATGTCCCCGGCTTTGGATTCTATGGCCTTGGCCTGATCCACTTCCTTGGCAACCTTACCATGACCGCCACCGCTGCAATGAGAGCATTGGTAGATGCAGGTCAGTTTGCCAACCTTCCCGGTGGTTTCAAGCAGAAGGGTGTACGGATTGTCGGTGACAATGATCCCATCAGCCCCGGTGAATTTAAGGACGTTGAAGCAACGGGCGTCAATCTACAACAGGCAATTGTGCCGCTTCCATACAAGGAGCCAAGCGCAACCCTGTTCAACATGCTTAACTTTATTTCACAGACAGGCCAGAAGTTTGCTGACACCACTGAACAGATAGTATCAGATGCTGCCAGTTATGGGCCTGTCGGTACAACCATGGCATTGCTTGAAGCAAGTTCAAAGTTTTTCAGTGCCATTCACAAGCGTTTGCACAAAGCACAGAAGGACGAGTTTAAACTTCTTGCACGGCTAAACTATGAGTATTTGCCAGATGAAGAAGTCTATGACATTCCTGAAGATACCATTACGATTTATCGCCGTGACTTTGATGGCCGTGTTGATGTGGTTCCTGTCAGTGATCCTAATATTCCTTCCAACGCACATCGCATGGCACTTGCACAACTTGCGCTTAATCTTGCACAGTCAAGTCCTCCCGGTATGTTTAACATGGAAGAACTTAACCGTACAATTCTTTCAGCGGCTAATGTTCCTAACCTAGACAAGATTATGCCCAGTAAACCCGATCCCATTCCACTTGATCCGATGTCAGATATTCTGGCAGCGGTCAAGGGGATGCCTATTCAGGCATTTGTCGGACAGAACCATGATGCACACGTTGCAATGAAGTCAGCATATATTCAAGACCCAATGAACGGTGCCAATCCTGCAATGCAGAGAATTGTTCCAGTGCTACAGGCAAACATTCAGGAACACATGATCCTTAAGTATCAGGAGCAGATTGGTGGTATGTCTGAACAGGTTGAACAACAGGCTGCAATGTCAGGCCAAGCAATTGACGAGAAGACTGCTGAAATGATTATGGCACAGGCAGCACAGCAGATTACACAGACCAACATGATCCTTGCACAGCAGGGCATGAACATTACACCTGAACAGCAGATGGTACAGCTTGAAGGTCAGCGTCTCAACATTGAGCAGCAGAAACTTCAGGCACAGATTGCCAAGGAACAGGCTGAAGGTGCACTCAAGAATAGAGAACTACAGCTTAAGGAAATGAAACTTTCAGTTGATGCTTATACTCAGGGTGCAAGTCAAATCCTTAAGTCAGATGAAAAAGAGAAAGATCGTAATGCCAAGAAGGCAATGAAGGCAGTTGAAATCTTTGCCGATCTATTGCAGCAGGAAGAAAACCTGACCAATGATCGCATACTAAAAGCTGCTGATATTGTATCTGATTTGGCAAAAGACGATAATATTGAATAATGACACTATGGGATGATATCCTGAAGAAATTTCAGGAAAAGCAAGAAGAAATAAAAAATTCTCTTGCAAACGGTGCAGCATCTGAATATCATGAGTATAGGCAAATGGTCGGACAGATCACTGCTATTGAATGGTGTACCGATACACTGAAAGATGTAGTAAACAAACGCATCTACGAAGAAGAAGAATAAAAAGGAGTAGATATGATTCAAGCTGGAATGGCAAGAGCCATTAAGAGTGACCAGTGGGTTACGGACGATGATGTACCTGATCTAGCTGGAGATGAATTACCAAATGTTCCCGGTTATTTTTTGCTTATTCGACCAGTATCAGTAAAGCAAGAAACAAAGGGTGGAATTATTTTACCTGATTCGACACAAGAAGATATGGCATATCTTACAACTGTTGGCAAGGTTCTTGCCGTTGGAGACTTGGCATATCAGGATAAAGATAAGTTTGCAAATGGTCCTTGGTGTAAATCTGGTGATTATGTTTGTTACGGCAAACATGCAGGAACCAAATTTCACTATAAGGGACACAAGCTAATGCTTCTGTTTGACGATCAGGTAATGATGACTGTTAATGATCCCACAGAGTTAGACCCAACTTATAGTTTGTCAAATTAAGTTTTATCAGTTAAGATATAACTTATTAGCGTAATCGTAAGTTTCGCAACTGCGTAAAGGAAAAAATAAATGTCAGAAGAATGGAATGAAGTTGATCTTAATCCTGCTCCAGCAGAAAAGGAAAAGGTTGAGTTTGAAGTAGAAGGTCAAGAAGAAAATGAACCAGTGGCTGTCGCTCCAGAGCCAGTACAGATTGAAACTGAGCCGGAGCCTGAACCAGATACTCAACCTGCACAGGATGCAGAAGAAGGTTTTGAACCAGCCGAAGCACAAACAGATTCAGAGCTTAAAGGCATTGAAACTAAAGGTGCACAGAAACGAATTAGACAGCTAGTCCAACAGCGTAAAGAACGCGAAGAACAAGTTGCAGCGTTACAGCGAGAAAAGGAAGAGCTACAGAAGAAACTACGTGAACAGGAAAAGGACATTGCATCTTCACTAAAGAAGAGCATTGATTCAAACGAACAGTTTCTTCTAAACAAAATTGAATATGCCAAACGAGCATATCAACGCGCCGCAGATGAAGGTAATTCTGCTGAGATGCTTGAAGCTCAAGAGGCAATGACCCAAGCCTATGCTGAGATGACAGGTGTTAATAGCAGTAAGGATTCATGGGAAAGGTACAACAGTGAAATTGAACGGCAGATACAGGAAGCTGAACAATTTCAACAGGAGCATGTACAGCAGCAGCAACAGCCACAGTATGATCCAAGGGCTGTTGAATGGGCAGGACAAAATGAGTGGTTTGGTTCTGACAACGTAATGACTGCAGCAGCACTTGCTCTGGATTATGAGTTAAAGAATGAAGGGTTCGATCCTTCAGACGACGAGTTTTATGGAGAGATTGATCGCCGTATGCGCGAACAATTTCCACATAAGTTTCAGGCTGCTCCAGTCGAAGAGCAACCTGCAGTTCGTAAGTCGAGTGCGTCAAATTCGACTCAGGTGGTTGCCGGTGCGTCACGCACACCAGCATCTCCCTCTTCTGGAAAGAAGGTCAAGCTTACGCAAGAAGATATCCGTCTTGCAAATAAGTGGGGGATTCCACTTGAACGATACGCTGAAGAGAAGCTTAAGGCTGAACGCTCTTCAGGTGAATATACCGCTATTGGTTAATGCGCTGAAAGGATAATACTATGACACGTACAACAACATCACGTAATGAGAACACTAGGGAAGTCCAGACAAGAGAAATGGAAAACGACGTATTTGAAGAGCAAGACTGGCTCACAATCCCGCCAATTGTCAAGGATCGTTTCGATCAGGAAGGCATGGCACTCCGTTGGATTCGCGTTTCACTTAAGGGCAAAGACGATATCCAGAATGTTGGTAAGCGTCTTTCTGAAGGATGGCAGTTTGTTACTCTTGAAGAAGTTCCTGAACTAGCTCACAACTCTTTCGTGAAAGAGGAGGGAAAATATACTGGCGCAATCTGTCGTGGAGATTTGGCCCTAGCAAAGATGACTAAGGCTCGTGCACAGTCCCGAAAAGAATTTTATGAAAACAAGAGTAGAGAAATGATTGATGCTGTTAATGCCCAGCTTATGCGCGAAAGCAATTCAGCAATGCCCATTTCAAACTCTAGTAGAACTAAAGTAACACGAGGCCGTGCGGCTTCCTTTGACGATTAGTCAATGAAGTCGAGACTGTCTTTTGTTGCTGTCACAGTATTAACAAGGGAGAACTGATATGACTGCTACTGCAAATCCAGACGGTCTTCGCCCTTCACGCATTCGTGGTGGTTCACCAAATAGCGCAGGTGCCAATGAGTATCCTATCGCTTCAGGTTACGCAAGTAACATTTTTAATGGTGATATCGTTACAAATGCTGCAGGGTATGTAAATGTTCTAGCTACAACCACCGATAAGGCAATGGGTGTCTTTATTGGTTGTCGCTATGTTGTCGATGGTGAACCAAAGTGGTCCGATTACTGGCCCTCTGGTACTTCAGCTTCCGATGCTTACGCAATGGTAGTTGACAATCCACAGGCAACTTTCGTCGTACAGGCTGATGCTTCTGTTTCAATTGGTGACATTAATTCACAGAACTTTCAGGTTGTTCTTGGTGCAGGTTCAACAGTTACTGGTCGTTCCGCGTTTTCGCTTGATGCGTCTACTCGGACAACTGGTAGTGCTATGCTTCGGCCAATCGCCGTTGTTGATGAACCCGGCAATGACATCCTAGTTTCTGCTGAACGCGCCTTCCCCAAGCTTGAGGTTCGGATTGTACGTCATGTTGATGCGTACATCTCAGCCGACGCTTCAGCTAACTAAGGAGGGTTAAAAAATGGCTATCAATAGAGCTAGTATTGCAAAAGAACTACTTCCCGGTCTAAATGCCATTTTCGGCATTGAGTATGGCAGCGTCGATGACGAACATGCCCCACTCTTCGAGACTGAAAATTCAGATCGTGCATTTGAAGAGGAAGTACTATTCACCGGCTTCGGCACTGCCCCCACAAAGGGTGAAGGTGCTGCAGTCCAGTACGATCAGGCACAGGAAGGTTACACCGCTCGTTATACACACGAGACTGTAGCACTTGCATTTGCCATCACTGAAGAAGCAATGGAAGACAATCTTTATGATACGTTCTCCAAGCTTCGTGCACGTGGTCTTGCTCGTGCAATGGCAAACACCAAGCAGGTTAAAGCTGCCGATGTTTTCAACAACGGTTTCACTGCTGGTTCATATGCAGGTGGCGACGGCGTTGCCCTATTCTCTGCTGCTCACCCAACCATCAGCGGCAACCAGTCCAACGTAATTGGTACTGCTGATCTAAGTGAGTCTTCACTAGAGTCTGGCCTAATTGCCATCTCTAAGATTAAGGATGACCGTGGTATTCTAATCGGTGCACAGGCAGTTTCACTGCATGTTCCAACTGATCTAGTATTTACTGCCGATCAGATTCTTAACAGCACGATGTCAACCACAATTGGCGTTAACCCAACCACCGCTGCAAACGGTGCAACTAACGTCAATGACATCAACAGTATTCGTAATCAGGGTATGGTTCCCGGTGGTTTCTTTGTAAACCGTCGCTTCACTGATACGAATAACTGGTTCCTTAAGACCGATGTACCTAACGGTACAAAGATGTTTGTTCGTGCACCTCTCGCCACCAAGATGGAAGAGGACTTCGACACAGGCAACCTTCGCTTCAAGGCCCGTGAGCGTTATAGCTTCGGCTGGTCTGACTGGCGCGGTTTCTTTGGCGCAAACCCAAGCTAATTAATTTAGCTCGGTAAACAAAAAGGAGAAGGGGTGTTACAAAAAGTAATGTCCCTTCTCTGCTTTGTTTGTGCTAACTAATGCGATATAATGTAAACAATATCGCTCAAATGATTGAGGAACATCATGGCATCAAATATTAGAGTAGGTTTTGTAACTGGCAGTGGTGCAGTTCTTGATACTGTCACCAGTGTTACTGTGACTGATACAAGACTTCATGCGGTACAGTCTTCAGGTGTTGGTACGTTTCTAATTACAGGAACTGAAACCGATACCTATGGGACAGTAA